ATCAAGCTCAAGATAACGGAGGCTATTATAAATTCCAATCTGTTAGACCTTCTTGAAAAGTTTGCAGACATTCTTGCTAAAATAATTGAAAATGTTCCATCTGCTCTTGGCTTTGAAACAAAAGAGGCTCGTCAAGAGAGGAGAGAGAAAAAGGGAAAGGCAGTAAGCTTTCTTGAAGATGTTTTATACTATTCAAGTCCTCTTCTTGGCGTTCCTCGTATGTTTGCTTCAGCAATGAGTGGAGACTGGGGTTCAAACTCATTGTTGAGATATGCTACTGGCAATAGCTATGGCACCGTTAATAATGTCACATCTAATGTGACAAACAACACAACGGTTGCGACACCAGAAGATGCTGTAAAATACAACGATGAAAGCAGAAAAGCGTCTATGGATATGGCTTGGTGGGGAAGAAACCTGTATAATAGTTCTGATAGAACTGCAACTTCTACTGGAGAGGGTTAAACATGGCAGATTTATCTTGGTTACATTCTTTACAACAATTTGGAGAGTACTGGGGCGATAAAGCTCAGACATCTTTTGAAAATATTGTAGGTGATATTAAAGATTGGTTTATAGAGCCACGTGATGATGAAATAAAAGATTTGCATTTACATATTCGTGGAACAGAAACCATGACGCTAAATGCAGACGTAACAGATTATTATGTTGAAAACAACATTGCATATCAAGACCACATTGCGTTAAAGCCAAAAGTATTTACGATAAGTGGCGAGGTTGGGGAACTCACTTGGTTTAAAAGAGATGAAATGGAAACAGCGTGGTCAAATGATGGTATTTTCTCTGCCGTAGAACAGAAACTTTACCCCGTAGTATCGTTTTTACCGCCTGTAGCAAAACAAGCCTCTGCAATACAGCAAAAAGCCATGAAAATAATGGGGGTTATCGATTCTATTGATAACTATGCGAATCGCTTTTGGAACTTGCTTAGCGAAGATGATGTCGATACCGAACAGAAGAAAAGTTATAAATACTTGACAGCTCTGTGGCAAGCAAGAATCCCGATTGATATTAGAACACCATACGGTAAAATTAGGAATTATGTTATACAGAGCATTGAGTTCACTCAACCAGACAGAACTGTTGATAAGTCTCAAATTAAGATTTCTTTCAAAGAGTTTAAAACTGTTATCGAAAAGAGGTCTAGGTTTGATTTGAACAAATATCAAGGTAGAAGTTCTGCTCAGCAAGCCGCAAGAAAGAACAAGGGCACAACAACAGGTGTAACTCTTACACCGACAGAATGCAAGCCCGGAAGTGTTTTTGTTGATAACGAAACAGGAAGAACAATAGTTGTTGGAGGAATTGGTAAATAATGCAAAGAATTACGACAATAGATAGTGATGCATTCCAAGAAGTTTCATATATTCTTGAGTCTGGAACAAAGGCAACATTAGTTCTAAAGTTTTTACCAACTCAAAGACGTTGGTTGCTTGACGTTTCTGACGAAAATGGTTTTGAGGTTCATGGATTATACGTATGTTGTTCCCCGAATCTTTTGGATAAATGGCATAATATTATAAAATACGGAATTGCAATTAATACTGACGATAGTGTTGACCCCTACAGGCAAGAAGATTTTCAAAGTGGTTATGCCTTTTTATCAATGCTAGACAATGAAGAAAAGAACGCAATAACGAGGTATTTGGATGGCGTATAATCTAAAGTACATACTTACTATTACACCCATTACAAAAGAGGGCAAAACGAGAGGGAAGTCTATAATTATTAAAGACCCCCTCACGATTCGTTTTGAAGTAAAAAGAATGCCGTTTATGGGGGATAGTTGTGCTACGATAGATATATATAATTTACAACCAAAAACAAGAACAAACTTATTCTTGGATTATTTTGACTTTGAAAACATACAAAAGGTTACCCTTGAGGCTGGCTACCAAAATGGGAAGTTTGATTTGATTTATAAGGGTCGTATTGTTACCTGCAGAACACGTAAGGAAAAAACAGAAACAGTCACAAGAATAGAAGCACAATCTGGAATGTATGTGCTTGATTCTTATATTAGCGAATCGATGACGGATGGGCAACTTACCTCTAATGTTGTTAAAGAGGCTCTTTCAAAGGTTACCGGTTATGATTCGTCTTTTATACAGCAAGAGGCAATACAAATTCCAAGACCAATTGCTCTTAAAGGGAACGAAATGGCTGTCCTTCAAACATATTCTAAGGGTAAGGTGTTTGTTGATAACGAAAAGATTATCTCTGTCGATGAAAATACTTGTGTTGATGGCGATGTTCGGGTTATAGATGATGAAACTGGTTTAATTGGTGTTCCGGAAAGGGAACAAGTTACCTTGACTGTTAAGTGTATTTTTGAACCGAGAATTAAGGTTGGTCAGGCATTAGAGATAAAATCAAGGATTGCCCCACAATTTGATGGACAATATAAGGTTTGGGGGGTATCACACTCTGGAACAATAGGACTTGCATCTTCTGGGCAGTGCACAACAACAGTGCAGTTGTGGACTGGCTTGAATATTTACGGTAGATTTACAACGACATTATCAAAGGCAAAAGAAGTGTTTGGCAGTTTTTATGAGGGATAACAATAATGACGAACTTAAGAAACGTTAATGCAGATAAATCACTTGCTCAGGTATTAGAAAAACTTACCAACTCAATAAAGATTTCCATGAATTGTGTTAAGATTGGAGAGATTGTGTCTTTTGATAAAACAGACCAAACTGTTTCAGCTCGTGTATTGCACATTGATGATGAAAACTACAATCTATACAACGAAGACGAAATAGAATACCCAATTCTTGGAAAGGTTCCTGTTGTTATTATGAGTGGTGGTGGAACATACATAAGTCATCCGATTAAAGCAGGTGACCAATGTCTGCTGGTGTTTTGTGACTATATGATAGATAACTGGTGGGTAACTGGGGAAGCTAAATCATCTATCGTTCCGAGAAAACACGACCTTTCAGATGCAATAGCTATTGTTGGGTTGAATGCAAAACCAAAAGTAATACAAGAATATTCTGATTACCTGCGTTTGCATTATTCGGCAGAATCTAGTATAGTTATTGGTGAGCAGATTGATGTCAACAACGAAAAAATCAACCTGAATGGTGACACTAAAAACACTGGAACACTAGAAGTGGAAAAAGATGTTACCGCAAAGGCTAACGTTAGTGTTACGCAAGATGTTACTGCAGCAACATTAAACGCAACAACGGCGGCCACAGGAACTTTTATGAGTGCTGATAGCAAAACTGTAACAGTAAAGAACGGGATTATTACGAGTATAGCATAATGAAGACAAGAGCGACAGACAGTAATTGGGATTGGAGATTTGGCAAAAGCCTACAGTGCTATGCAGATGAGGCTCTTGGGGTTGCATATACCGTAAAGATGAAGATTTTATCTTGGTATAAAGATTGCTTTTTTGCCATGGACTCTGGAATTGATTGGAAGAATATACTCGGGTCAAAAATAACAAAAGAACAAGCTGATGTTTCGATTAAGGAAATAATTCAAACAGAGCCAGAGATTATAGAGTTGACGTTTTTTGATAGTGAGGTTGTTGACCGTGTTTATACAGCAACAATTAGGTTTAAAACAATTTATGGTGAGACGATAGAGGTGAAGATATGACAGATGTTTTAGATGATAATGGATTACAAGTTTCCACTTCAGAGGAACTCTTAGACCAGCTTGTTAGTGACTTTCAAGCAATTTATGGTACAGATGTCAATTTAGACCAATCCACACCAGACGGTCAGCTGTTAAACATATTTGCACAAGCAGGAACAGATATTCGTGAACTATTGACACAGATTTATAACTCGTTTGACCCAGATAACTGCTCTGGTCGTATTTTGGATGCTCGGTGTGCTATTAATAACGTATTCAGAAAAGGCGCTACATGGACAGAAGTTCCTATTGACATAACGGTTGATAGAACGGTTACGCTTCAAGGTCTTGATGATAATTTTAATGATGTTAACGCAACAGCATACACTGTTCAGGACAATGTTGGAAATGAGTTTTTGTTAATTTCTTCTCAACAATTAAATACGGGAACCACTCGAGTTCTATTTAGGGCAAAAGAGCTTGGTAATGTACAAACAAGCATAAACACGATTACAACACCGGTAACGATTGTTTTGGGAGTTGTTTCCGTAAATAACCCAGTTGCACCAACGAACATTGGAGAGGATGAAGAAAGCGATTATGACTTAAAGATTCGTAGACGCCGTTCTGTTTCTATTGGCTCTAGTGGCTATTTGAATGGATTGTTGGCTACGGTTTTACAATTAGAGGGCGTTACAGATGCAGCTTTATACGAAAACTATACAAACACAACAGATGTAAATGGAACGCCACCCCATTGCATGTGGCTTGTTGTTGAGGGCGGAACAGCTTCTGATATTGCTGATGCTATTTACAGAAAGAAGTCCTACGGGTGTGATATGCGTGGTGACATAGAACACGAAATCATCACGATTTCAAATCAACAGTTCATTGCTAAGTGGGATGAGCCAACTGTATTGCCTGTTTATATTAAGTTTACAATTCAGCCAACTCGTTCTGATGCTCAGTTTAACATTAGTGAAATCAAGGATTACATATTATCTAAAGAGGCTTACAAGATTGGCGAAGGTGCAGATAGCTCTACAGCAACAATTCTTGCACAAGAGGCTATTGACGCTAATGGTGGAAATGGTTTTGCAATTAACGTTCTGGTTAGTACAGACCAGTCTAACTGGGTTGAGTATATTGCACCAACTGTTGCTACTAAGTTGTCACCTGCAGACGTTGATATAACAGTAGAAGGAGAATCATAATGGCAGAAACATTTGATTACGCTTCGTATCTCGCAAACTTATTGATAATTCAATATCACAATAAGCCAAAAGCTGTTGCGACAATCGAATCGTTGTCAAAAATGTTTCCTGTTGACCTGATAATGCAGATTCGTGATGCATTTGACATTGATGAAGCTGGTGGTGTAATTCTTGACATACTTGGGAAATACATTGGTGCGAGTCGTTGGTTTTATGATGTTCATGGTGACGCAGTTCGTCTAAACGATGATGAGTATAGAATGCTGATAAAATTCAAAGCTATTTCCAACAACAGTAATGCTTCTCATTATGAGATAGACCAAGCATTGTATGACTTTTTTGGAACAAGTGTTAGAGCCTCATCTAGTGGTGGTATGTCAATGACGTTCTTTGTTTCGACAGATGCAGAAAGGGTTGTTGACGCCGCAATACAACAAAGATGTATTCCAACACCATTAGGTGTTGAAGCCAACAAAATTGTGGTACAAGACAAGAGATTCTTTGGTTTTGTAAATTACAAAAATCAATACGCATTTTACAAAACTGGATTTAGAGATTATAATGACCCTGATAAAGATGGTGAAGTGTTAACTTACGACAAAACAGAAGAAGTTAAAAGACAATAAGGAGTAGAATATGCCAAGATTAGCTAGAAAACAACAAAAAATATTCGCAGAGAACGCCACCAATAACGGTGTGTTTGGTTCTTTGCAATCAAACAACCCAGTTATTTCTAACGACCCAGATGTATTACAAGGTCGGTCAGCCTTTGAAAATGGCTGGAATGACGCTACATATTCTTCTGAGTTGTTACCACCTCTTGAAGAGTTTCAAGGGTTGCAATATCTTTTTTCAAGACAGTTTGCATACTTATTTCAAGAAGGTATAGCTGAGTGGGATACTAATACCACGTATTACATCGGTTCAATTGTTAAGGTTATTTCTGGTTCAAGAGTTGTTATCTACATGTCAATAGCAGATAACAATCAGGGAAACCTTGTTTCAGATGCAACAAAATGGTCTATCTTGTATGATACAGATATTGGGTATGCTAATGCAAGCCTTTCCAACTTAACAGATACAGGAAAGAATATTGGCAACTGGTCAAGTAACGTCACTAACTGTATAACCTACATTCCACAAGATATTAAACTAGAAATAAGCAGTGGATATCTTGTAGTAAAAGCTGGAAGCAAATTATATGTACCAAATGGTGTTGGTGTTTATGATACTGTTACAATAAATAACGATATTAGCTGGAAGCCATCTGGTGGTACGACAGAACAGTTGGTTGTAACTTACAACAGCGCTTCTTCACAAATTGCATATCGTTTCTTTTCAGAATCATTTTCTGGTAGTACAGCTCCAACATCTAAAACAAATGAAGTTTGGTATGATTCAACAAATAATATTATACAATATTCTAACAATTCTGGTTCAACTTGGAGTGGTAAGGGGTCATTTCCAATTTGTTTAGTAACTGCCGATAGTGATAAAAATGTTGTTTCTATCGACCAAACATTTAATGGGATTGGTTTTATTGGAAGTACAGTATATGTATTGCCTGGCGTTAAAGCATTAATTCCTGATGGTAAAAATGCTGATGGAACATTAAAATCAGAAGAAGTAAATGTAGTTTCTGTAATAAGTGAAACAGACCAAACAGCTGG